GGCATACGAGTGGTTTACCTTCGGTGCGCGTACTCGTCTGATGCCGGGGGGTCGTGTGGCGATAATCCAGACCCGATGGCATCAAGATGACCTGACTGGGCGCGTTATACGTGACATGACGCAGAATGACAGGGCGGATGAGTACGAGGTGGTCGAATTCCCCGCCATACTGGAGATTGAGGACGAGGCAACGGGGGAGATAGTAGAGAAACCCCTGTGGCATGAGCTATCTGACCTAGAGGCACTGCTGCGAACTAAGGCGTCGATGCCTACATTCCAGTGGAACGCGCAGTATCAGCAGACACCCACGGCGGAAGAGGCCGCGCTGGTCAAGCGTGAGTGGTGGCAGATTTGGGAGCAGGACAACCCGCCGTCATGTGAGTACATAATTATGTCACTGGACGCGGCGGCAGAGAAACACAACCGTGCGGACTACACAGCACTGACTACATGGGGTGTGTTCCTCAACGAAGAGTATAACAACTACCACATCATCCTGCTGAACAGTATAAAGCAGAGGCTGGAGTTTCCAGAGCTGAAGGACTTGGCGATGGAGGAGTACGCTGAGTGGGAACCCGATGCGTTCATTGTGGAGAAGAAGTCATCAGGCACGGCGCTGTATCAGGAGATGAGGCGTATGGGACTACCCGTTTCAGAGTATACGCCGCACAGGGGGTCAGGTGATAAGCTAGCGCGTCTTAATTCAGTATCTGATATTGTAGCGTCTGGTTTGGTATGGGTACCTCCTACACGATGGGCAGAAGAGGTAATTGAGGAGATTGCCGGATTTCCGTTTATGAGCCATGATGACTTAGTTGACTCAACGGTCATGGCACTCATGCGTTTCAGGCAGGGCGGGTTCATACGACTGCCGACAGATGAGCCGGAAGAACCAAGATATTTTAAGTCGCGGCGGGGCGGCTTCTACTAGAGATAGATTATGGCTATAGAAAAAGGTTTGTACGCAGCACCTGAAGGTATTGATGCAGGTATAGATAGTGAAGCTCCCGATCTGGAGATTGAGATTGTAGACCCAGAGATGGTGACTCTGGATGACGGTAGCGTAGAAATCACAATCATACCCGACGCTGATATTGGCGACATCATGTCGTTCGATGCAAACATTGCGGATTACTTAGATGACGGACAGCTTAGCGAATTAGCCGATGATTTGGTTGGGTTAGTAGACTCAGACATCGGTAGCCGCAAAGACTGGGCCGATACATTCGTCAAGGGTCTGGATGTGCTGGGCTTCAAGTACGAAGAGCGCACTGATCCGTGGGAAGGCGCGTGTGGCGTGTACTCTACAGTCCTAGCCGAAGCTGCTATTCGCTTCCAAGCAGAAACCATGTCTGAGACGTTCCCAGCCGCTGGGCCTGTGAAGGTCAAAATCATAGGGGTAGAGGACAAGGACAAAGAAGAAGCGGCAAACCGTGTAAAAGCGGATATGAATTATGAACTCACCGAGCGCATGGTGGAGTACAGACCAGAGCATGAGCGGCTCCTGTACAGCCTTGGCTTGGCTGGTAGTGCGTTCAAGAAGGTATATTTTGACCCAAACATAGGCCGACAGACCGCTGTATACATCCCAGCAGAAGATGTGGTCGTGCCCTACGGTGCCTCACATATTGAGACGGCAGAACGTGTTACGCACATCATGCGTAAGACTAAGAACGACCTGAAAAAGTTACAGGCAGGTGGGTTCTACCGTGACGTAGATCTTGGTGAACCGCAGCCATACCACACTGACATTGAAGAGCGTAAAGCTGAAGAGGGTGGCTACTCGCTGACCAATGACAACAGATACTCTCTATATGAGATTCACGCTGATCTGGTGATTGATGGTGTGGATGACTCAGAGGAAGGCATTGCCAAGCCGTACGTAGTGACACTTGAGCGTGGCTCGAACGAGGTTTTGGCTATACGTCGAAACTGGAATCCCGATGATTCGCTGATGCTGAAGCGGCAGCACTTCGTACATTATGTGTATGTGCCGGGATTTGGCTTTTATGGGCTTGGCCTTATCCACATCATAGGGGGGTACGCTAAGGCCGGAACGTCGCTGATACGGCAACTGGTGGATGCAGGTACGCTGTCTAATCTACCCGGTGGTCTGAAGACTCGTGGGCTTCGTATTAAAGGGGATGACACTCCTATAGAGCCGGGAGAGTTTAAGGACGTAGATGTACCGTCTGGGGCTATCCGTGACAACATTATGCCGCTTCCATACAAGGAGCCGAGTCAGACCCTGTTAGCCCTACTGAATCAGATTACACAGGAAGGCCGTAGGCTAGGCGCTATCAGCGACATGAACATCTCAGACATGTCAGCAAACGCCCCTGTGGGGACTACTCTGGCGCTCCTAGAGCGTACCTTGAAGCCGATGGCTGCGGTACAGGCTCGTGTTCATTACGCAATGAAGCAGGAGTTCAAGCTCCTGAAAAGCATCATGGCGGAACATGCGCCAGAAGAGTATGCGTATGAGCCGATACGAGGCGAAGTAAGCGCTCGCGTTACAGACTATATGGCAGTTGATGTCATACCTGTTAGCGATCCGAACAGCTCTACGATGGCCCAGCGTGTTGTGCAGTACCAAGCGGTGCTACAGATGGCTCAGTCAGCGCCTCAGATCTACGACCTGCCACAGCTACACAGGCAGATGATCGAAGTGTTGGGCGTCAAGAACGCTGAGAAGCTGGTACCGATAGAAGACGATATACGTCCGACTGATCCAGTTAGTGAGAATATGAACGCGCTGAACGGCAAGCCTATGAAGGCATTTATCTACCAAGATCACGACGCCCACATGGCAGCGCACCAAGCGTTCTTAAAAGACCCTATGGTTGCAGCAACTATCGGGCAAAACCCTCAAGCGCAGCGTATAGCCGCTGCATTGCAGGCGCACATTGCGGAGCACCTTGGCTTCAAGTACCGCAAAGAGATGGAAGAAAAGATTGGCGCACCGTTACCCAATCCAAACGCCGAGCTACCAGAGAACATGGAGGTCAATCTGGCCCGTCTCATGGCACAGGCTGGGCAGCAGCTTACACAGCAAAATCAACAGCGACAGGCGCAGCAACAAGCACAGCAGAAGGCTCAAGACCCTGTGGTGCAGATGCAGCAAGCGGAGCTACAGATCAAGCAGCAAGAAGTGCAGCGTAAAGCGGCTAAGGATCAGGCAGACGCTCAGATCGAACAGGCCAAGCTACAGCTACAAGCGCAAGAAAACATGCAAGATGCCCAGATGGATCAGGCAGAGCTTGCGCTCAAGCAGCAAGAGCTACAGATAGACGCTCAGAAAGCTGGCGCTAAACTTGCCGCAGACCGCAGGAAGGACAGCACTAAGCTGGATCTTGACTTACTGAAAACTATGAAGGATTCCAACAACAATAGAGGCCAATAATGGCTACAACCGTCTTAGACGTGCTAAAGGAACGAATCGAGGCTGACAAAGCCTCTGCACTACAATTTCTAGGTGGTGGGGGAGCAAACGACTTCTCCATGTACAAAGAAACCACAGGTTTGATTCGAGGTCTCGAAACCTGTTTGGGATATGTAGAAGACCTCTCGCGCAATTTGGAGTATGACGATGAGTGAAGCTGTTGACACAGTTGAACCTACTGAAGAGCTAGAAGCACAACTACCTGTGCCTGTCGGGTACAGAGTATTGGTTGCATTACCTCAGATCGAAGAAACCTTCGATGGTACGAACTTGCTAAAGACCGATACCACTAAAAGCCAAGAATATGTGATGTCTATTATTGGCCTTGTTATTGATATGGGCGACCAAGCGTACGCTGATGAAGACCGGTTCCCCACTGGCCCTTGGTGTAAACAGGGTGATTATGTGATGTTCCGTGCTAATTCAGGCACTAGGTTCAAGGTTGGCGAAGTAGAGTATCGTCTAATGAACGATGACTCCATTGAAGCTGTTGTAGCAGACCCCCGTGGTGTATCACGAGCGTAAGGAAGAAAGATGCCGTTTCAGAAAGTTGAATATAGTTTTCCTGATGAGGAGCAAGAGAATTCTGTGGATATAGAAGACTCTGGGGAGGTAGAGATTGATCTATCTGGGCAAAAGACTGCGGAAGAGTATGCAAATACTACTGCGGAACCTGAAGTTGAGGTGGGAGAGCCGAAAGCTGAACTGGAGATCGAAGTTGTCGATGACACGCCAGAGGCTGACCGTGACCGCAAACCATCTAAACCGCCGAGTGAAGTTACTGATGAAGAGCTGGAAGGGTACTCTGAAAAGGTACGTAACCGGATCGGGCACCTCAGTAAAGGGTACCACGACGAACGACGCGCTAAAGAAGCCGCCCTCAGAGAACGACAAGAGCTAGAAGCTCTTGCTCAAAGGCTAGTTGAAGAAAACAAGGCGTTAAAGGGTGATATGGGTACCACACGCGAAGCTCTGTTAGATCAAGCTAAACGTGTGGTGGATTCGGAACTTAACGGTGCTAAGATTGCTTACAAAGATGCCTACGAAAGTGGGGACGCTGATAGGTTATTAGAAGCACAAGAACATCTAACTACTGCTAAATTGAAGGCAGACAAGCTAGATAATTTCAAATTACCTTCTTTACAAGAAGAATATACTGAGGTACAAGAACCTCAAATCGCTCCACAGCAGGTGCGTGATCTGAAAGCAGAGGCATGGGTACAAGAAAACTCTTCTTGGTTCCACGTTGATGATGAGATGACAGCATACGCTATGGGGTTGCATCAGAAATTAGTTAAGGGTGGGGTTGACCCACGCTCTGACGAATACTACGAGACCATTGATGCTCGTATGCGAAAAGTATTCCCAGAAGAGTTCGATGAGGTTGTAGAGCAGCAAGAACCGCAGGGCACACGCAAGCAATCTGCTAACGTGGTAGCTCCTGCAACGCGAAGCACCGCACCGAACAAAGTGACGCTAACTAAAACACAGGTAGCACTCGCTAACAGACTCGGAGTACCGTTAGAAGAATACGCCAAACAGGCTGCACTACAAATGAGGAACGAAAATGGCTGAGAACAGAATCAAGCGTGACCGTGAGACCCGTGAAACGGAGACTCGTAAGCGATCTTGGCAACGACCAGAGGTATTACCTACCCCTGAGCCGGAAAATGGGTACGCTTTTCGTTGGATTCGCGTGTCTATGCTAGGTCAAACCGACGCCACAAACGTTTCCTCAAAATTACGCGAAGGTTGGGAACCCGTAAGGGCTTCAGACTACCCACAGTTCACAGTGTTGAACGTGGAGCAAGAACGATTTGCTGACAATGTTGTTCAAGGCGGACTCATGCTATGTAAGGCTCCACAAGAGCTTGCAGACGAGAGAAACGCCTACTACGAGCAGCAGGCTAGGAATCAAATACAGTCTGTAGACAGCAACCTAATGCGTGAAAATGACCCACGAATGCCTTTGTTTAACGACAGAAAGACGAAGGTTACTTTTGGTAACGGAACTTAATAGGAGCTTAAAATGGCTTATCCTACTGTAAGTGGCCCTTATGGGCTTGTTCCGGTCAAATTGTTGAGTGGTGTCCCTTACGTTGGAACCGTACGGCATTACAAAATTGCCAATAACTACGGGACTGCAATCTTCTACGGGGATGCTGTTAAGCTAGTGACCGGTGGTACTGTTGAACGTGATACGTTTGATGCTGCCATGACTCCAATCGGAGTTTTTATGGGTGTTTCATACACCGATCCTAACACTGGTCAAACGACCTTCCGACAAAACTATCTTGCAAGCACTGCTGCGGACGACCTACAAGCGTACGTATGCGATGCAACTGACGTTTTGTTCAAGGCCGCTGTTGTGTCTTCAGGCACGACGATTGGTGACTTAGCTCAAACTGATATTGGCGCTAACGTAGCTGGCGTAGACAATACTGGTGATTCTACTTCGGGTAATTCTCGTAGCGGTATCTCAGACACGTCTGCAACTACTAACACTCTTCCTTTACGTATCGTCGGATTGGTTGAGGAAACCAAAAACAGCTCGGGTGGTTATACCGAAGCCTACGTTAAATGGAACGCAGGCCATCAGTATGACAACACGA